CACCACCTGTTATTTGAACTATATTACCAGTTGGATTTTCAACAGTATAGTTTCCACTATTGGCATGTGGTGCCAATATTTGCAAGAAGGTATCTAGTGGATTGTCGTTAATACCAATCAATTCTAAATTCTGAGAAGGACAGAACAACACAATGTTTTTGTTAAAACCGCTTGTAGTTCCTGTTTCTATGCTTGTGGAAGAAGCCAAAGCATTTCTCAAAACTGGATTATAAAGATCAGATCCGGGTTGAATGTTTCTCTTAAACACATCGCTTACTTCACCAGCTATCAAGAACTCGCCACCATTATATTTTATCAATATTTGAAAACTCTCATCTGCTGGCAACATGTAATCTTGCATATATCCATTAAATTGGAGAGTATGCAAAATTGCATGGAAAGGAATATAATCAGCTATTATTTCTTGCGCTTCTGTCAAACGAATGTTTGACAAATCTTGAATTGTTAATTCGGCATTGAATCTTGAACTTATTGTGTTTCTACAAGGCTCAACAAAGTTTTTATCTATATCTTTTGGATTATAGCTGTCTCTTAATGATCCATTGTATTCATCCATGTTATAGGCTTGTTCTGAATAAGGAAATTCAGTTCTAATCTTACCAAATATAACTGGATCATAAAAAGGATTTTTAACATTAATAATTATGTCAAATAAAGGATCTGTTTCTTCTATTACATGCGTGTTCCAGTCCTTTTTAGGATACTCAAAATATCTATCATCTCTAGTATCCGCCAAAGGCAGAGACATAATATACCCATGCAGTTGTATTTCTTCCTGATTCGGGAATTCCTTAATCTGATAAGTTATTTTCAAGTGGGAACCCAATTCAATTGGATTGCCAATATACTTCATATATGAAACACCACTCGATGTGTATATTTCTATGTTGCTAAGATTTATTTCTGTGTAACCTTGAGTTAAAGTTTCATATTCCAACATGAAATATGTTGAATTGATTGGTAAACTTACTTTTTCTAATTCAAATATGTTTTCGCCCAAGTAGACAAAGCTTTCCGTGAAGGTATAATCAGTGCCAACTTGCCAAAGTTGGGAAAACTTATCCAACCTGATTCCGGCATCACCTAAAGCTTCTCTTAAGGCTCTTATTGTTCCCTTTGCCTTGTTAAGAGGAACAGCTTTTTTAATTTGCTTGCGCCATCTAGTTGGGTCTGCACTTCTTAATTTCAAATTAAATAAATTTGCCAAATAAACTAAAAGAGGTTCTTGCAAAACATTAGCATCTAGTAAATCAATAATTTGATTTACTAGATCTTCCATGTTTCTAAAACCAATATTAAGAGCTTGATTCAATTTGTCTAAAGTTTCTGGTGTCTTATCATCATCTGAATAAGTGGACTTGTACATTTCAGGTAAATACAAGTTCAACAAATCATAATATTTGTTTTCTGGAGTTCTATGCGTTGGGTTGCTAGTATAAGAAGCAATATCACTAGCAAGATAAAATCCTAGGTGTGCGCTAAGTGTATCGCCAGATGGATTTGGCTTCCATTTGTAGCAAATAAAGTAATCGCCTTCTCTTACATTCTCAGCATCCCAATAAAATGAAAATCTACCATATGGGAATTCATCATTGGCAAGTTTTTGAATTGGAGAATCTGTATTAGGCTGACCTCTGACCCATAATGGATTAGTAGCACTTCCTTGTTGATAAACAATCACAGAGTCTTGATAATAAAAAGTGCTTGTTACAATTGTTGATTGCCAATCATCCAAGGCTCTATTTGCCAATTGTATGTTTTCTTCAGTCGGATCGTTACAAGCTATGTTTTTCAAAGCCAGATATCTTGCTTCCAAATTACTCTGTGATGCTTGGCTGTCGTATTCTTGAATGTTTGGAGAAGCATAACTTCTCTGAATGAAATAAATTGTTATGTTTTCAATGTAATAAGGATCTTCAAAATAACATTTATTGGCATCTGGAGTTAAGAATATAAACTCAACTCTATCATTAACTTTCGGATTATCTGTATAAAATTTATTCATAGGCTTAATACATTGGTTTGGAATTTGATTTAATCAATCAAAATCTATTGTTATTATAATTATATGTATAAAAATACCACAACAAAATAAAAACAAAATATTAAATATTCGCTTATAACAAATTGAAAAATTATTATTTAAAAAATAATCATTATTTTACAAAATAATGAAATTTTGTATAAAACCACTATATAAGATTGTATGTTTAAGTCTTTTAAGTTTCAATTGTTGCCAACAAAACAGCAAAAAAATCTGTTAGGACAACATTTTGGATGCAAAAGATTTGTATGGAATTATTTTCTCAATAAAAGAAAAGAAGAATATCTAAACAACAAGAAAACACTCAACTATTATGATTGTGCCAGAGAATTAACACAACTTAAAGAAATGCAAGAATATGATTGGCTTAACAAAGTCAACTCACAAACTCTACAACACACTCTAAGAGATTTAGACACAGCTTACAACCGATTCTTCAGAAAAGAATCCAAATTTCCTAATTTCAAATCAAAACATCATAAGCAATCATTTAGAGTTCCACAACACATTACTGTTGCAGATGGAAAAATATATTTTCCAAAATTTAAAGAAGGAATAGAAGTTAATGTTCATCGCCAATTTGGCAAAATTAAATTCATAACGGTTACTAAAACGCCAACTGAAAAATATTTTGTATCATTGACTTGCGAAGAAAAAGAAACAAAGAAGCTAAAGCAAAATAAGAATAAGATTGGCATTGATCTTGGGATTAAAGAATTTGCCGTTTGTTCTAATGGAGAAAGATTTGAAAATCCAAAACATTATCATAAAGTTGAAAAAAAACTAAAATACAACCAAAGGCAATTATCCAAAAAAGTAAAAGGAGGCACAAGTCGAAATAAACAAAGAATTAAAGTTGCTTTTTTACATGAAAGAGTAGCTAATAGTCGTTTGGATTTTCTACACAAACTATCAAAGAAATTGATTGACGAAAACCAAGTTATTTGTGTAGAAGATTTGAATGTCAAAGGCATGATGAGTAACCATAAGTTGGCAAAAGCAATTGGAACAACTGGTTGGGGTGGATTCCTTCGTCAGTTAACTTATAAAGCTAACTGGTACGGAAGAACTATTATTAAAATTGATAGATTCTTTCCTAGCAGTAAAACTTGTCACAGTTGTGGATTCATCAACCAAGAATTGTCTTTAAAGGACAGAGAATGGAAATGTGCTTGTGGTAAGCACATTGATAGAGACTTAAATGCAAGTCTCAACATTCTTAAACAAGGATTAAACATGACTGGTTTGGGAGCCAAATCGGTCACTAAACAAAAACGGGTGGAGTCGTTGTCGTTAGACAAGGCTAAGAAACCCGAAACATTTAATTCAAACTAAGACTTGTTCTTAATGAATTAAATGTAGTTCACTCATAGGTAAAACTTATTACTATATTTTCTGGTCTGATTATTTCAAAATACCTAGCTCTAACAATTTTGCCACTATTGTCAGGATCGCTGGTGGTAAAATATATGTCATATCTGCTTGGTTGTTGCATATCAGACAAAGCTTTTATGACATCTATATCTCTTAGATTTTGTTCATAATCCCAATTATTTATGGAAAAGAAGTTTTCCACTCTTGATAAAATGTTTGCTTTAATTTCGTCTTCAAATTTCTTGTAATATTTGTCCATAACAACATTGACAGCAACATTTGTCAGGATTATTTCTCCATCCAAAATGCTAAGATAATCTGTCATCATCTTGTTGGCATTCATGTATTGAGTGAATTCATATTTGAATTGACTTGAAGCTTTTTCTAATTGCAAATTATTAACTTTTGCCAAAACATAAAGTTCAACTATGTTAGAACTGCAACCAGAATGCCTAAGAACAGCGTTTGCTTTGCCCATCACACCGTTATAAGGAGTTGTAAACAAGTTAGCAAAATTCTTGTAATCACTACCAGAAACGCATCTGTTTTGTGATTGGTTGTAAATAGGAAGCTTATATCTGATGTCATCAATTGTGTCACCAGAATAACCATATTCACCCTTGGTGTAATTTGTTAAATTAACAACAGCACTGTAAATTTCACCGGGAATTGGAACCAAAGCTTGTGTGTTTACAAAATTGCTGACGATATTACCAGAAGGACCACCACCAACACGATAAACAATTTGAATTGTTGATCCAGCTGGAGGAATATATCCTGCTCTGTTATTGCCAAAAATAATATAAACAGAATAATTAGAGTTATATTCGACTCTATATTCTCTCAATGGTGCTGATTCTGTGAAATATTTTACTTGATCCCACTTAACGCCATCAACACTTACACGAATAGAATCAAGAAGAACAGGATTGTATGTAAGAAGATAAGCTTGATCAGGACCACCCACAGCGCCAAAAGTATCGTTGTATGTTTTACCTTCCAAACCAACGATATTGCTATTAATTAATGTGCCAGCAACAATGTAAATATTTTCATCATATATTGGTCTGTTCAGAGAATCAGATGGGAACAATTCTATTGTTGTAGTCACATTGTTGTTGAATATGTCAACTGGGTATGGAGCAGGTATTTCAAGATCAATATTATATGTGGTTTGAACTCTGGCTGACCAAAGACTCTTACCAGCAATCGGAGGTTGGGGCTCAAAGCCTACCAAACGAGCAAGTCTTATCGCATCTTCCAATTCTGTAACTGTATCAATAAAGACTTCATTTGCTACTTGGTCTGTCTTAAATGAAAGGGTATCAGCAATAAATGCCCAGTTTTCAATAAGCATCATTCCAAGACTGGATTCGACAAAATCGTTGAATTCTGTGCCAAATTTTTCCTTGATAAATGAAACCAAACGAGATTTCATAGACCAGAAGTCTTGATTTGTATAATTTAGAGAAAAGATTTGAGGTCTTGTGGTATTTGCACCAGTTTTATATGGCTTCAAATCAAATGGACACTTTTCCAAATCAGCCCCCTTCAAACGGTATTGCTAAAACTAAATTTTCAACAATATTTATTTGTTCTGGATTTATATAGTTAATTCGCACCAAGACTCCATTAGGATTTATTCCATTAATTCCATTAACTGTTTCATTCAAATCTGTTACAGTAATTGATTTTATGGTAATTCTTGGTTCCCATGTAGCTATTGCATCAGTTATCGTATTTTTTATTGCTGTTCTTGTTCCCTCAGTATTAGGTTCGTAAACATATTTACGCAAAGCTGTCCCAAACTGAGGCAACATCACCCTGTCACCGGGATTGGTCAAAATAAGCTGAATTAAATCACTTTTGATATTTTTGGCACCTAATTGTGTGTAAAATAACCCTAAAGGGTTTTTTGTCACAGGAAAAGGAAAACCTTTTAAATCTGCCATGTATTCTCCTCTTTATACCCCTTTTAACTCAATGGCAATCCACCAGAACACAAATCATCTCCCGGCGCACAATTGTTTGCTATATTTATGTTTCCAAGTCCAATAGCTGAACCAGCATTGCTACAAGATGCATAAACTCTATCGCTTGCTTTTATACATCCGTTTGGCATCAAAACTAAAACAGGGAACACGCCCGGAACGCACTCACCCGCATTGGCAGCAGTTGCCTGATTGGTCGCCTGATTAAGCGTAGGCTGCAACTCGTTTTCAGGAGGACTTGGATTATTAACATCTGGAGGAGGTGGTGGATAATCCCTTCCAGCTAAAAGATATATCTTTTGATCTACCTTTACAACATGATTGCCTCTTCCAATATGGAAGAAGTTATTTTCAGTGTAATCCAACCTGTTGGTTTTTACATAAACTATTTTATGTCCTTCAATTAATTCCAAAGCATTTTCTTTTGCATATAAAAACAAATTTCCACCAGATCTAACTTGAATGTATCCTGATTCTGCCACATCTGGATAGCCTTCTTGTAATTGAATCACATGTGGTCTCGACCCATTTTCTATTGTCTTTTGTGGTGCAATAATATCAATTGATTGTCCTTGTGTTTCTTTTTGACTAGGAGAATCATTTAAAGTTATTTGCAATCCATATCCTGTTCTTAATTGCATGTAAGCAGCATTTGCATTAGCCAAAGGTATTGCGCCTTCTCTTCTACATGCATAACTTCTTTCATTTCCTTCGTCAGACATGATAAATTGGTGCTGACTTGTTGAGATCATTCTAATTCCTTGACCAGCAGATGCTCTTCCATCACACTTAGGTCCATCAACTGCATCACACAAAAATATTTGATTTCCTAATGCGCTCTTTAATTTTATACCATTTTCATCACTGCGAACTTGGTCAGTACTACCTTCAATTCTTTCCAGATCATTCATTTCAATCGTATGACCAGTAGTGGATTTCCAATAAGTTCTACCAGCAAATTTATTATCGCATCCAAAATCAAAAGGCTGGACACTTCTGTCCCATTCCATATTGCCTCTTGGTTGATTCACTGAATCATCCATGACAAAAGTATGACCTGAAATAGAAAGTATTTGTATTCCAGTTTGAGGCAAATCGCATCTATTGTTCTGAGGAGTTTGTGGTCCCTTGTATGGTCTGCATTCACTTTCCTGCTTGAAGAAAGGATTTCTACCAATCTGACTGTTTCTAACTTGTGTGTCTGGCTCTCCACCAATTATTGTGGACCTGTCTGATGAAGAACATCCAGAATTTTCACTTTGTTGATATACGGGTGGAGTTTCTGGCGCATTGGTTGAAAAATCTATTGATGTTTCATTTGTTGGAATAGAATTTATGTCAAATATCGGTGGATTTGGAACACCTACAACACAACTAGTATCACCATCCTTTTCATTGCCAACACATGTCGGATGAGCCCATTGTCCCGCATAGTGCAAGTGGTCATCCTTGAACATCATCCAGTTGCCATTACCACTCATTATCTCAATTCTTTTCCATTTTCTATTACATTTGCCATCTCCATCAACCATTTTTACCATGTGTTTTTCAGGAGTTTTAAATCCATAAATATTTGGAAATGTCATTCTGGCAAGAATGGTTGGATCTTGACTTAATTGTTGAATTGAATCTATATCATATCCGTTATATGATTCTGTATTCCAAGGTGGAAAAACCTGTGAACCATCATTTGGTCCACAAAGATATCCAGTTCTTTTATTTGCATAAAGCTGATTATATTCTTCTATCGGTATATTAAAGAAACTTAAAAGACCCGGTCCTCTTTCACGACACCATGTTGTCCCCAAATAATAAGCAGCACCATTGTTGCCGCCTTCGAAAGCAATAATTACAGTTGATCCAGATGGTGGAATCCATGAAGATCCACTGTCATCAAATCCTCCAAAATTTGATACTGGTAAAGCCCAAGGAAGTTTTGAAACTTCAGAAGTCGGATCATCGAAAATAGGAGAAAACCATTGTATTCTGTTTTGTTTCCAAACATCAAATGTGCTTACACAAATAGCTGAATAAATTCCAAATCTGCTTATAGGTTGTCTATATCTTTGTTCACGAAGTTCTTTTGTTGCATTATTAAGCTGCAACACCATGTGTTCCAATTTTTCTATTTTTTCACTTATATCAGACATTTATTAACCTCTAACTTGTACATTTGCTGATGGTATTTGCACCAATTTTAATTTAGTGACCCAAGAACCATCTCTTATTTCATGATCACATCCAGTTACCTGATAAGCTCCTTCAGAAATCATTGAGTTGATTTCTGGCTTAGCTAACCAATCTGTTTGAACAGGATTGGCAAGTCTTGGTGTGACTTGCTGTATAGGTGCGAATGGATTAATGAAAATTATTTTCACAAAAGATCCTATCACATTTAAAGACCAAACAAGTCTTGGATCTCCTTGAACTTCCATCTCTGCTGTCAAAGCGCCAGCTAACAAAGGCTTGGAGTAATTGCTTGCTGACATAGCAGCAACACCAGCTTGTGCTTGCAAATTGGGCAGATTTTTGGGAGCTTCTTTATTCCAAGCTTCATTCGCAATAGCTCCAGCCACTGCTACAGCTTGTCCGGGCTTTTGCTTGGCATCTACTGCCTCTTGTCTATCATTCTGTTCGAAAGGAGAACACAAATCTCTTACTTCTACAGATTTTGATGTAGTGCCACCAGCAGCTTGACCACCAAGAGCTTTATTAGGAATACCAGCCAAATTAATCTTAGGAGTGAATTTAATTACAGGGCTTATATCACCGCCATTGACCACATATGTTCCCAAGAAATTACCAAATCCACATTGTGATATGCTTCCACGCTTCTGTACGCAAAATGAACTTTCTGCTTCTACCAAATACAATGCATCATCATTGGCACCACTTGGGAAACACATGAACACACCTTTGCTATTTGAAGTAACAAATGTATCCATATTTTTTCTTATTGCGTCTAACGATGGCAAGTTGTAACCAGCATAAGCTCCTTTTTTAGTCTCATTTTCTGTTAAATTTGCACCTTTTTCGCTTACATAAGACCATTCGCCATTAACTCCTTGAGGCGGTCTAACCAAGACTACTCTTGCATCTTCCTTGTTATTGATTTGTTTTGGTGGACAATCACCATCCAACATTAATTCAGCAGCTTTCAAGAATGGAATTTTTTGATCAGGCGCACCAACTCTTTTGTTCACGGTATTGTTGGCATACTTCAAATCTGGAGCTTTTAAAGATAATCTGTATTTCCAAATATTTTGCTCAACTGTAACTTCTGCATTCGCCAACAAAAAGTTTATATATGGACCAATAGGCTTTCCGGGCAATTTCTTGGATGGAGAATTGACATATGGTTGATAAATTGCTTTTTGTCCTTCTGAATTAACAAACACATAACCAACATTTACAGCCACAACATAAGTGTCAGCAAAATTAATAACATTTCCTCCTGCACCTGCTGGCAAATCAATATTTTCACACTTGTTACTAAAAATACTATTATAAAAACCTACGAAATCGTTTCCTGATGTATCAACGATTTCCATTGTTGCGCCATAAGCGGCTTCAATTGACAGAGAAAAAGATTGTATAAATGCATTTTTGTATTCGCTACTGCCTAAGAAGTTTCCCGTAGAAACATAAAAAACAATTTGTTGCGTATCTCTTACTTGCTTTAATTGTGCATTATTAAATGCTCTTACTTTATAAAATCTGGCTTCAACAAATGGAGAAATCATTTGATATTTAGCCGTTTCAGCAAGACCAGTGGGTCCAGTGAATGGCAATGGCTTTCTAATATCTCCACATGCGCCGTAATTTACACCATCTACTATAAAGCTTGGGAGAACTTTGTATTTTAAATCGATTGGCATTTCAAAGTGTATTTACTGGCAAACGAATTGTTTTACCAGCAACAAAATCTTTTATATCGTAGATACCGTTAACTTCCATTATAAACCACCATGAATCAGGATATCCATAAATCTTCTGAGAAACTAAATCAGGTCTATAAGCAAAACCTTCAGGTATCACAGCATACTTATCAAAAGAAGATGTTGGATAAGATCTTCTTTTGTATATTTCAAATGTCAATTTTTTCTCATCACCATAATTGTAAACAATAGAATTTGCATATCTAGACAAAGAATTGACATACTTTGAAGCCGTAGCAGTCTTGGATTGTTCTATCTTGTACGCCATTTTATGCTCCTAATTCAACAATTCTCTCTGCTCCGGGCAAATATCTTGTATCGTAAATTACTTCAAGCTCAAGATTTACCTCAAGCTTGAGAGGCAAATATGTTCCCGTTCCATAATCTGTATTCCAAACCTGATCAGTTGGGAATGTAACGCCATAACTTGTCATGATGGCATTAAGCTCAACACTTTCATCTGCAAGCAAACTGCCACACTTTATGCTTAATATTACTGGTGGTATGTAAGGAATTATATTTGCCGGATCTCTTCTTGGATACACAAAAGATTCAAGAAGTCTTAAATATCGCATGTTTCTAACTATGCTTTCAGAATCATAAGAAATAAAAGTGCATTTCCAAGAAATTGATCTTGGACCACCTGTATTAAATGACTTATAAGGCATTGATCTGCCCATGCCGTTTTCTGTATGATATTCTGCATTTTTCTTATCGCTGATGTCTGGCAAGTTATACATGTAAATATAATCTTGTTGTCCCCTAATATAACAATTAGGTATTTTGTTAAGTTCGCCAGTACTTAGTGTAGAAATTATTCCCATATTTTTAACTCAGTAATTATTTAGTATTTATTCTTATAAAGCTTTTATTGTATCATTCTTAGCATAGTCGCCACCCATCACGCTTCCTAAGCCAGAATCACCAAACACTCCACGGGCTGCTAACTTAACAGCACCACCAGCAGGAGCAGCAACAGG